TACAAGACATTTATTCAAGATATGCAATAGAAATTCCATTATATTCTTTTTTTGTAATAATGAATATGTTATATTCTGATTTAGGAAGAGTTTTGGGAGAAGTAAATAATAACGATTCTTTAACAAGATATATTCAAGCAACAAAAGACTGGTATTTTGACGAGGATGCAAGAAACACACAAGAAGCTAAATTATATAATTATTGGAAATACATCGTCAATTAACTCAACACATATTGACTAACTCCGAAATATATGATATTGTATAAAAAAGGGGATAGTTAAATGAAAGTTGGAGAAAAAATTGGAAAATTATTGTTGTTAGAAAAAATAGGGAGAGGTTATCATAAAGATGCAATGTGGAAATGCCAATGTGAATGTGGAAATATTTTTTATAGATTAACTTCGAGTGTTAAAAAAGGGAAAAGTTGCGGGTGTGACAGATATGAAAATTTAGTTGGAAAAAAATTTGGGAAATTAACTGTACTAAAAAAAGTAGAAAATTCAAAGAGACAACAAACTAGATGGTTGTGTTTGTGCGATTGTGGCAATAAAATTATAGTTGATAGAACAAATTTATCTATTAATAAGACAAAAACTGTTAGTTGTGGATGTTATAAAAAGGAAAAAATTACAAAACACAATAAATATAAGACTAAAATATATTCTGCATATATTGCGATGAAACAAAGGTGCTATAACAAGGATAGTAAACCTTATAAATATTATGGTGCAAGAGGAATAAAAATTTGCAATGAATGGTTAAATAAACAAAATGGTTTTATGAATTTTTATAATTGGTCTATAGAAAATGGTTGGAAAGAAGGTCTTTCAATAGATAGAATAGATACAAATAAAGATTATAAACCAGATAATTGCAGGTGGGTGGATTCTTTAATTCAAATGAATAATACAAGAAGAAATCATTATATAACATATAATAATGAAACACATACAATTGGAGAGTGGGCAAGAATATTAAATAAAGAATATAATAAATTATATAAAGAACTAAAAAAGAATAATTTTAAATTTAATGAAAAGAAAGGAGAATAATTATGAACGAAATGGGAACAAATAACAGAGATTATGATAGCAGAGATTATAGAGAATCTGATTATAGAAACTATAGGGATTATAGAGATTATGATAACAGATACTATGATGATGCAATGCATGGATATAGAAGCTATAGGGATTATAGAGATGAAGACTATAGGAAAAGAGATTATGACCGTAGGGGCGGTAAAATAAACAATAGAGATTATAGAAATTATAGAAATTATCGTGGAGGAGAATTCTATGAAGAATTAGAAATGGCTATGGAAGATATGAGGGAACAATACAGAAAACTAGAAGATATATCTGAAATGGCAGAAAATCCACAGGACAAAAACATGCTCATGAAAATTGCTCAAAAAGAAAAAGAAAACTATAGTTATATTAAGCAATTAATAGAAAAATAGAAGGCTCTATATGAGCTTTATGCGTTGAAATAGTAAAGAGGGAATAAATGGAAGAAATATGCAGTTTTACAATAAATAATAAGGTATATACAATATATGACGTAGACAAAATTTCAGGACTTAAAAGCTATGTTGGAAGGTCGGATTATTTATATACAGATATATATATAGAAAAAGGTACTTTTGAGCAAATGCTAATCACATTAAAACATGAATTAATGCATGTGTGGCTATATGAAAACGGACATAAAAATCAAAAAGGAGATGAAATTTTTAGCTATGAAGATTTGTGCGAATTAACTGCATTAAGTAATGATTCTATTAATAGAATAGTAAAATTATATTTATTTTCTAAAAAAATATATTGATTTTTTTCTGATTTTTGTTTATAATAATATTAATAGCAAGACAATTATTTATAGACATTATTTCCTCACTGTTCTAAAGGTACAAGTTTTACTTTAATAAAACTGTACCTTTATTTTTTTTTTAGTATATGCTATAATTAAATTATAGAGTGTCGAGATTAAGAACGCCAATTTTAATGGCGTTTATTTTTTTTAGTAAAGGAGTGATTTTATGAAAGATATCGGAATCAGAGCTTTAAAAACATTTATTCAAGGCTTTTTGGGTGCATTAGCTATTACATTGCCAACAAGCTATTTAACAGATTGGGCGGTAATCAGATCATTGCTTATAGGTGCGGTAGCTGCTGGATTAAGTGCTGTAATGAATTTAGTTATTAATTGGCTAAATAACGATGAAAAACAAATAGAAGAAGTACACGAAGAAAAACAAATTGAAGAAAATTCTGAAGAAAAAGGAGATGTAAAATGAATATAATTGAAACAAATTTATCTTTTGGAGCTTTAAGTCAAAGAAATAGTACAAAGATGATTGTGTTGCATAATTCTGGTGTAACAGTATTACAAAGCGTTGAAGTAATACATAATTACCACAGAAGCAAAGGTTGGGCTGGAATAGGTTACAATTTTTATGTAAGGAAAAGTGGCGAGATATACAGAGGACGTCCAGAATGGGCTGTGGGAGCTCATGCTGTCGGATATAATAGTACATCAATAGGAATATGTTTCGAGGGCAATTTTGACACAGAAACCATGAATGAAAAGCAAATAGAAGCGGGCAAAGAACTTGTTTCTTACTTAAAAGATAAATATGGAATTAATGAGGTTGTAAGACATAGTGAGGTTAATGTAACATCTTGTCCTGGAAAAAACTTTCCTTTTTATGAAATAGTAACAGAAAAAGAAGTTCTATATGGATATACAGATTTTGTGAAAGAATTGCAAAGGGCAATAGGTGCAAAAGTTGATGGCATTGTAGGAAATGAAACAATGTCTAAATTACCTATATTATCGAAGAGTATTAATAGGAAACATGCAGCAGTAAGAGTTGTACAAAAATACTTGACTAAATTAGGTTATACCTCTATTGGAGAAATAGATGGAATAGCAGGCAATAAATTTGATACCGCAGTAAAAGAGTATCAAATAAACAAAGAATTGACACCAGACGGAATAATCGGAAAAAATACATGGAGGAAATTATTATGAAATTTATTTTAAATAAGGATAAAATAACGATAGAAGAAAAAGAAAAGCCTAATTCTGGTTCTATACAATATTATGAAGTGCCTGTTGAATATGACGAATCATGGGAAGGATTAACAATTAAAGCAATATTAGTAGAAACAGAAGCGGAAACAGGAAAAAGTATATCTTTAATAAACAATCGAGTATATATTGATAATGATTTAGATGGATCATATAGAATAGGTTTTGTTGGATATACAATAGAAAATAATATAAAAACATATCAAATATCTACAGACTTAAAAAATGTAACATTTAATAGAGGAGCAGGACAAATTGAAACAAATGAGCAAAGTGTGCCAAAGCCTACAGAATGGGAATTATATCTTGCACAAATGCAAGCTATTACAAACGAAATTAATGGATTATCAGATGATTTAACTGCACAGGTGGAAGAAATTGAACAAAAATTAGAAGATGGAGATTTTGACGGAGCTGATGGAATAACACCTACTATAGGGCAGAATGGCAATTGGTATTTAGGAGAAGAAGATACTGGAAAGCCAAGTAGGGGAGAAAATGGAACTAATGGAACAAACGGACGTGATGGCGTAGATGGTAAAGACGGAAAAGATGGCAAGGACGGCAAAGATGGAAAGGACGGAGCTGATGGAGCTAACGGCACTAATGGAGCAGATGGATACAGTCCAACGGCAACTGTAATTTCAACAGCAAGTGGCGCAACAATAAGTATAACAGATAAGAACGGAACTACTACTGCCAACGTGTCAAATGGAACAAATGGAGCTAACGGGCAAGGCGTACCAACAGGAGGAACAGCGGGACAAGTTTTAACAAAAATTGATGGTACAGATTACAACACAGAATGGACAACACCAAGCAGCGGCGGTGGAGACGTAATAGGAGTTCACACAGACGAATATACATCTGGTTATAGTACGTTTGTCACTCATACATATTTTTATGGGAATAACAAGTCTAATGGTGGAAGTTTTGATAGTAGTTATTTTTTAGATATTATAGAACAGTCATACAATGACACAATTGCACATTTAGACACAACAGTTACGGAAAATTTAATAAATATATATTTTGCCAATAGTGGAAGCAATGATATTCTAACAATTAGGGTAGACTCAAATTCATTAACGGGGCAACAGTATGGTATTTATTACCAATACGCCAAAGAAGGAATAATGTATTCTCAAGTAGTTTTTACGGCAACATTGACTAACGGAAAATATGTTATATCCAATGTACAATATAGAGATTATCAAAGAAACTTGATAGCTTTAGGAACCCAAAACACAACAAGCTATACGCCAACAGCCGATTACCACCCTGCAACGAAAAAATACGTAGATGATATAGTAGGGAATATTAATACAGCCTTGGAAGCTATAATCAATGGAGGTGATACATAATGGCGACGATAGAGCAAAACTTACAAACAATTGCAAATGCAGTTGATACAATAAAAGACAATTTAGGCTTAAGCGAATCAGCTTCATTAAGTGATGTGGTAACAAAAAGTGCTTCTGTAATAGAGCCAACAGGAACGATCAGTATTACAGAAAACGGAACTGTTGATGTCACAAATTATGCTAACGCTAGCGTGGAAGTAAGTGGCGGAGGTACTGCAACAGACTATGCAGAACTAATGACAAAAATGAATGGTGCTTCTGAAGATTTTATTGCGTATGTCAAAAATTTACCAAACAATTACACGTCGGCTACTTCAAGTCCTGTAACCTTATACACACCTAATAACGAATACAAATATTATATCATTCATAAGAGGTCGTCTGGGCAATATAGGGCAATGTGGTTCAAGGATGTTGTAGGACTTCATACTAATGAAAACAATCTTACTTGGGGGAAAATTAGTTTGGATTTATATTATTCTAGTGAAGACATTGCTCCTATTTTTACTACTTTATCTGGTTCTGAGGGAAGCACTTCTTGCTATTATTCAACAGAATATAGTACGCCTGCGACAGTCGTAGAAAAAATGCAAAACAATGAATTGACTTACACCTATACGATAAGTAATTTTTTGGGCGTAAAAGATGGAGATAATATTGCATCTTTTACGAATGCTCCGATGTACAATGATGTAACAGAACAATTTGAAACCAACTTTACCAAAATATCATCAAATGAAACAATATCAGGACCTCATCGTATAGATTTAGAATATATACAAAGCTCAGGTACACAATATATCAACACCAATATTGCAGCTAATACTATTGGACGTATTATTACCAAGTTTTATGTTGCATCTTT